AACAGTCATTGGTCTGGTGCTGCACAATCAGATGATGAGACAAAGGTAGCAAGGCGTGCATCATTTAGTCGTCATTACGACCAGTATATTACGATGGATAAACAAGACAATAGAGTACGTAACATTAAACAACCGCCAGAAAAAGGTAACTTAGGAGGTATATTAGATGCACGATAAGATGAGAAAGAAAGTTCGTAAAGTAATGAGAGAATACAAAGCGGGTAAACTGAAATCAGGATCAGGAGCGACTGTAAAGAGTAAAGATCAAGCAGTTGCAATTGCAATGGCAGAATCACGTAAGGGGAAAAAGTAATGGCAAGTAAAGGTTTATATTACAATATGAATAAACGTAAGAAAGCTGGTACAAGTCGATCTAAAGAAGATTCAACTATATCACCTAAAGCGTACAAAAATATGTTAGCTGGATTTCCTAAGAAGAAAAAGTAATGTGGTCATATCATCTATATTGGGGATTTAACTTAGGTTTTGAGATCTATGAAGGTGAAATAGATGGTAATCCAGTAGACTATTTCCTAGTTAACTTAGGACCATTAAGAATACAGAAAGCAGAGTGGGCGTAGTGGAACAGTATAGAGGCGCATATCCAACCCGCAGTGTTGAACATGTAAGATTAATTGAAGGCCATGCATTTAGTGCTGGTCTAGTTGCTGACTATGATAACAAAGTAGCAGATGGATCAAGCATTGATATTGTGATTGCGTTTCCATCAGGAGTTAATCCTGTGTTTACTATTAATGGTTTATCTAGTGGTAATGCTGTAGGTTATCTATATGAAGGTGCAAGTGCAACAGGTGGCACATCACTACCTATTCTTAACAGAAATAGAGCAAGTACACTCAGTAGCACAGGAGTAGCTTTGGCTAATCCAACTGTGTCAAGCACAGGCACTTTGATATTAAAAGAAATACTCACCGGTGGTGTTGGTAAAAAAGGTGGTGGTGGTGAAGTGGGTGGTAATAACATTATCCTCAAGGGATTAACTAATTACCTATTTAGATTAACCAATGCAGATGGAAACAACAATCCACATGCAATGGAAATTATAATAAGTTGGACTGAGTAATGGTTGCTAAGAAATATCAGAACCCTAAAGGTGGACTCAATGAGGCTGGACGTAAACACTTTGAAAGAAAAGATGGTGGAGATCTTAAGCCACCACAAAAGTCTGGGACAGATGGTCGTCGTGTCAGCTTTGCTGCACGCTTTGGTGGTATGGCTGGTCCTCTGAAAGATGAAAATGGTAGACCAACAAGATTAAAGAAAGCATTACAAGCATGGGGCTTTGGTAGTAAAGAAGCAGCACGTAACTTTGCAGCACGAAACAAAAAGGGGTAATAATGGCTGAAATGTATATGCCACGTCACATGATGACGTTATCTAAAGCAGAACAGAATATTGTGAAATATCACAAGGATACTATTATGTCAGGTCAGGTTGGTCGTGATGAGGAAGGTAGACCAGTTACAGTATATTCAACCGGCATTATGATTCCAGTAGGTCCTAATAAAGGTAAATATGTTTCAGTACCTGGGTACATTAGAGATAAAGGTAAGATTGTTCGTGATGAAGATGAATTGTATAGAATATGGCAACGTGATATTAATTCTGGAAAATTTCCAATATATAATACGCCACAAGAATTAAACAAACGCTCTCAAGAAATACATACCATTATGGATCAAGAAGAGCAAGAAGCAAATGACTCTATGGTAGATGCAAGATTAAGAAGTAGAGGATTATTAATGAAAAGAGGAATTGGATAATGGCTGAAATGATGAGATTAAATGCAGAAGATGTCTTAAAGAGACATGAGAAAGCATTAATTAAAAAAGAAGACTTTAGGAACTTGTATGAAGAAGCATACGAGTTTGCTCTACCTCAGCGCAATCTTTATGATGGTCATTATGATGGTAAAGTAGGTGGCACTAAAAAGATGAATCGTGTATTTGATTCTACTGCTATTAACTCTACACAACGATTTGCTAACCGTATGCAATCAGGCATCTTTCCTCCGCAACGTAAATGGTGTCGTTTAGAGCCAGGACCAGACATTCCTGAAGATCGCAATGCTGAAGCACAAGCTGCATTAGACATGTATAACGATAAGTTATTTGCTACACTTAAGCAATCGAACTTTGATATTGCTATTGGTGAGTTCTTGCTTGACTTATCAGTGGGTACTGCTGTTATGATGGTGCAACCAGGTGATGATCTTAATCCTATTAACTTTATTCCAGTACCACAATACTTAGTATCTATTGAAGAAGGTGCAAATGGTCAAGTAGATAATGTATATAGACGTATGCGTATGAAGGGTGAATCTATACAACGTCAATGGCCAGAAGCTGAAATACCAAAAGAATTACAAACAAAGATAGATCAAAAGCCAACAGATGATGTAGAGCTAATTGAAGCAACTATTCTAGATCAGAAACGTGGTGACTATTGTTATCATGTAATTCATAAAGAATCGAAGACTGAACTTGTATACAAACGTATGAAGTATAGTCCTTGGGTGGTATCACGTTATGCTAAAGTCGCTGGTGAAGTCTATGGTCGTGGACCATTGATTACGGCATTACCTGATATTAAGACACTCAATAAAACAAAAGAATTAGTATTAAAGAATGCTTCTCTCTCTATCTCTGGTGTTTATACAGCAGCAGACGATGGTGTATTGAATCCTAATACTGTTAAGATTATGCCGGGTGCTATCATTCCAGTTGCACGTAATGGTGGACCTCAAGGTGAATCACTGAGACCATTACCAAGATCAGGTGACTTCAATGTATCACAATTAGTTATTAATGATCTCGTTGCTAACATCAAACGTATCTTACTTGATGAGTCATTACCACCAGATAATATGTCAGCTCGATCAGCAACAGAAGTTGTTGAGAGAATGAAAGAGTTATCACAAAACTTAGGCTCTGCATTTGGTCGACTCATTAATGAAACAATGATTCCTCTAGTTAGCAAGATGCTAGAAGTCATGGACCAGCGTGGTATAATTTCATTACCGCTAAAGGTAAATGGACTAGAAGTTAAGATTAGTCCAGTAGCACCGTTAGCAATGGCGCAGAACATGGATGATATACAAAACATCTTACAATATGCACAGATTGCACAACAAGCTGGACCAGAAGGTCAGATGGCAATCAAGGTTGGTGAGATGTTAGATTACATTGCAGAGAAGCTAGGTGTTCCTCAGAAGTTAAGACCAACACCACAAGAGCGAGCAATGATGCAACAGCAAGCCGCTGCTATGGCACAGCAAATGCAACAACAGAATCCAGAAGCTGCACAGGAGATGATGCAACAAGGATAATATATGGCTGGATGGGAAGATTTAGATCAAGCATTACCGCTTGACGTTAGAGATGTAAACCAAAAAAGAGATGATGTTGATCGTCTCTGTCTCAGAGTCCTTGGGGGTGAGGACGGCGAACAGTTAATCAAATGGCTGCGTGAAGCAGTTGTTGAGCAACCTGTTGCCTTGCCAGGTAGCGATCCTAGCTACGCTTACTACCGTGAAGGACAAAATAGTATCGTTCGGGATTTAGAAGCAAGGTTAATTAGAGCAAGGAAATTATAATGGAAGAAACACTCGAGCCTAGTGTGGAGAATCAAGAAAGCACTGGCCTACTCGATGGAGCTACTCCAGAGCCAGAAGAAGCCAGTACTGACGAGAATCCACAAAAAGTAGAAATAGATCATCGTGATCCTGAAGAACTAAAAGCCAAAGAAGAGTTTGGTTTAAATCAGGAAGATGATGATGAACCACTAGAGCGACCAGATTGGTGGCCTGAAAACTTTTGGAAGAAAGATGACGAATCTCCAGATCTTGAAGGTATTGCTAAATCATGGGCTGATCTACGCAAGAAAATATCACAAGGTAAACATAAAGCACCAGAAGATGGCAACTATGATACATCTGCTTTTGGTGAAACACCTGATGATGATCCATTAAGACAACATGTATTAGGCTGGGCAAAAGACTATGGTATCAGTCAATCTGCTCTAGATGACCTAGTAGGACAGGTTGTTGATATGGGTATAGGTAATGCTCAACAAGCAGAGATTAATACACAAGAAGAAATGAAGATGTTAGGTCCTAATGCTGAAGCACGCATCAATGGCATGGTTAAATGGGCTAGTAATCTAGTTAATAAAGGTGTATGGTCTAAAGATGACTTTGACGAATTTAAAGTTATGGGTGGCACTGCAAGAGGTATTGCAGCACTAGAAAAACTTAGAGCATCATACGAAGGTCGTATTCCTACAGAAACTACTCCAGTTGAAGGTACACCTTCTAAAGACGAGCTACAACAGCTTGTTGCAGATCCAAGGTATCAAACAGATCCATCATACCGTAAGAAAGTAGAACGCGCTTTCCAGCAAGTATACGGTTAATCAAGTCTTGTATTAATAGGCTTTATGTGGTATATTACACATGAGGCCTATTACATATTCATGTAACCCTTAAACGCAAGTAGTCTTGTCGACTGGCTATCGTAAATAGCAAGCACGGCCCAGACCTGTCTGGCATACCACAGCGATTAATTTTACTTTATTAATTACTATAAGGAGTCAATAATGGCTATTGGTTTATCTAATGCTTTTGTTACCTTATTTGATGCCGAAGTTAAACAGGCTTACCAAGCTAAAGCACAATTAGTTGGTGCGGTTAGACAAAGACGCGGCGTTGAAGGTTCAACAGCAAAATTCCCGAAAGCGGGT